CATGAGATGATTTCAAAGATGATTTCAAAGATGATTTCAAAGATGATTTCAAAGATGATTTCAAAGATGATTTCAAAATAACCTTAAGGAGGTAAAATTTATGACAGGCAAGTTATGTCATGGCAAGCGACACACCCCCATTGTTTCAAAGGCGCAGCGAGGTTTATTTGGTGCGGAGTTGGCTCGGCGCAGGAAAGGGGAGAAGGGACGTATGCCGAGCATAACCCAAGCCGAGCTCGAGAGCCATCTGCACGAGGCGGGCGGTAAGAAGTTGCCAAAAAGGACAACAAAAAAGAAAGCGAGAGGGAGGAAAAAATGAAACGAACCTAGGAGGGTACTATGGCTAAGAAAATAATAGGTCTAATAGGAGATGTGTAATGGCTGATAAGAAACGAGTACGCTGTCACGGCTGCGGTGAAATCTTCGAGACGGAAGCCGAGACGATAATGACCCCATGCCCGAAGTGTGGCATGAATCTCAAAGTGAATAAACGTTGGACTCCCGAAGGGGGGCAATATGTAAGCAACCTTGATGGAAGTCCTTTCGATATTGAGAAACAGGAGTAGATTATGCCTGAAATTGGTGATGTGAAAAGAGCAAACCAAATAGGATTTAAGGGTAGGCGAAAATGTATTTGGGTGCGTTGTGAAGTTTGCGGCAAGGAACGCTGGAAACATATTGACAAAAAAAGACCAGGGAGAACAAAATGCCGATTGTGTTTTCTAATAGGTGCCGCTAACCCACATTGGAACGGTGGAATATATCATAAACCAACAGGTTATAAGTTGATTTTATTATCTGAGGGTGACTTCTTTTATCCTATGACTACTAAGCATAACCTCAGAAAAAGTCGCTACGTTCCCGAACACCGCCTCATCATGGCAAAATCCCTTGGTCGGTGTCTGCATACTTGGGAAGAGGTACATCATAAGAACGGTATTAGGGATGATAATAGGATTGAAAACCTCGAACTCTCAAGTAAAGGCAATCATAGTATCACTCACTCTAAGGGCTATCGTGACGGCTATGCTAAGGGGTTAACTGATGGTCGAGAAAAACGCATAGCAATCTTGGAACAGCGAGTAACATTATTAGAAGCCGAGAATTTACTTTTGCGGGGTTCAACGTCGGCCCAGTATGTGACCCCGGCAGACATGGATTTGAATAAATACTGATGGCCAAGAACAAGAACTTAGAAGTCAAAAAGAAAGCGCGGCGTGTCGTTGACTTGGGCCGGCTTCCGAAAGGCATGGTAACCGTCGAGGACGTCATTGAGGCGAATGATATAAATGACATCCTGGCGGAAGTCCAGTCTTTGCGAGCTAGTATTGACGGTCTACTCGTCGCCTGGCGTAATATTAACAGCACCATAAGCTATCGCTATGTGAAGGCCACCGATGTTACCATTGTGGCTATATGTGAAATCGTTAAACAGCATTGCATACAACGGAGCTGGTTAAGTGAGGACTGATGATGCCTATATTGGCAAGTGATAACCGCCTCGCTGTGAGAAAACTTCTATGGGATACCTTACAATGGGCACCTAAAGCTGGTCAATTGCCTATTATGATGGCTAATAGTCGCTTTATCGCCATAGCTGGGGGTGAAGGTAGTGGTAAGTCCGAATGTTGCGGTATGCGCGCCATGGAATACTTGGATATTAGCAAACTCATTTGGCTGTGTGGCGAGGAGTTTCTGGATAGCCGTAAGGAGTTTGAGTACATGGCCGAGTGGGGTAAGACTCTCGGCATAGTTGCTCCACGTGACATTTCCTTTCCATCAGAAGGCCAATGCCATCTCAAGGCGATAACTGGGTGCCATGTTTACACGGTAGCGACTAAAGATGTGACCAAGATAGGCCGTGAGTCGCCAGACCTGATTATTATGTGCGAGGCAGCCAGGCAGTCGCTCGCTGTATACCAAAGACTACGTGGACGTATCACTCGTGAGCAAGGCGATTTACTATTATCCGGTACTTATGAGGGAAGTCTCGGTTGGTGGCCAGAACTGGTGGAGAAGTGGAGCGGGTATAATGTCGAAGGTGGTAAGAGTTTCATCATGCCCACATGGGCGAACACGGCAAAGTACAAACTCGGCGACTATCAGATTACTCTAACAGACGGTACGGTGGTTAAGAACGTGGGCAAAGAACTCTACGACCTGTGGTACAACAGCAATACTCCGCCTGATATTTGCATGGAGCGGTATGCTGGCCGTCGAATAAAACCGGCAGGCATGGTAATACCTGAATTTAATATTGACTACCATGTAGGGGATCATCCCTACAACGATAAATTCCCGGTAGACATAGCCGTTGACCCTGGCTATGGTGTACCTGGTGCTCATGCCATCCTTGCTATTCAGATGATGGAGGGTGGCCAAATACAAGTTGTGGATGAGATTTACTTGCAACATATCACTACCGAGGAAATTATTGAGAAGATGCAGCGCGAGAAGCCGTGGGGCAAGGCTTTTTCCGACGGTGCTATTGATATTGCTGCTAAAGGACACGCTGCTATGCCAGCGCCGATTGAGGTATGGAAGAAACTAACCGGCGTGTTGCTCAAGTGTAAAAAGGTTACCGATGTTGAGGCTGGAGTTGAATTACTCCGGGGCTTGATGCTCCCAGACCGGCGTACCGGCTTCTGCAAGATTGTGTTCAATTATAGTTGTTACGGCATTATATCGGAGCTCGGTGGTGGCCCAAGTCCTGTTATCGGTGGCGGGCCATGGCTAAGAAATTTACAGACAAATAAACCACTTGATTCCAACTGCCACTCTACCAAGGCGTTGCTTTATTACTGCGTAAGCCGTTTGGGATACACTATTCGTAAGAGGGAATCGAATTATGGTAAACTTTTGGTACCCCGTGGGAAGGATGGACGTTTAGCACCTCTATCGGATTGGAGTAAAAAACATGCCATTACTCGGTGATGTTAAAAGAGCAAGAGATATAGGATTATCCAACCGTAATCCATATAGGTTATATATATAGATAAGTTACTCGAAATGCAGAAGGAGTTGAGAACTGAAATACGATTGCTTCGATTAGAAAATCAGCAACTCCAAAGGAGTAATACTGATGGCAAAACAATATAGTTCCTCACAATTTTCGACTTCAATTGGGGATGCCCCCGAAGCTGAAATTATTGCAAAAGACATTCAAGAAACCGAAAACGAAAGTATAGCCCAAGGCTTAAAAGAACATAAATTCAACGAAGGCACTATCAAGAAACTAATTGAAAACTTCGATAGTGCCACAAAGGTCTGCATGAGCGGATGGATGCGGATATGGCACTCTATGAGATGGAGGACTTTGAGCTCGACATTTTTAGCGACAGTATGACCTTCAATGAACCCCGTCACATGGGAGACATGGTGATCCAGCTTTGCAATGGTTCTATCCTCATGCTCACTGTTGAAACTGAGGAAGAGGATGAGGATAAAAACCATGTTATTGAGCAATTCATCTTATCCTTTTTGAAGTCTGCGGATGAATGGCTTGGTCAAATGCTCATGGCTCAATTGAAACAGGCGCTTTCATTCTTTGGTGCCGTCCGTGGCTGGATGGTACTCCGAATAACTGTTTACCGCGATGCAAATGGTAAATTGGTACCGGGTATCATGGCGTTGGACCCGCGACACATAAAGTGGGGTGTGGGCATGGGTGGTTTTGTATGGGTAGCATACGAAACTTGGAACACTGCGGAGGAGATATTACTGGATTACGGAAAGAGGGCGGATGGCGAAGTTGGTAAGATTACTGATTTTTGGAGCGAAAAAGAGAATGTAATCCTGCTGGATGACAAGGAAATTAAGAGATACCCACACAATATTGGCTATCCGCCGTTTATCATTATGCCATGCTCTAATCAGCCGAAAGTGATGGGCAAGGATATGAGTGATGCCAAGAAACATTTGAGAGGTTGGGGAGAGTCAATCTACGCTGCTAACAGAAAACTATACCCGGTACTCAATAAAATTTTGAGTATATGGCTGTCCCTTGTGGTGAAAGCACATAAGCCCGGTGGTTTTCTCTTTACAGATGACGACCAAATACAAACAGAGGAACTACCTTATGGTAGTGGTACGCTGGTAAAATATCCTTTTAATTCTAGGTGGGAACCTATAGTACCGGCAGACATAGCGCGGAGTACCCCAGAGCTTTTCGGTCAACTTGCAGCAGCCGTGCAACGTGGCGGTATATCTTGGGTGACATATGGTCAACTCTGGAAAGGGCAGGAGCTCTCGGGCAATGCACTCGAAGAACTCAAACAA